AAGTATTAGCAGCACCTACACTACAATAATATTGACCTTGCGTGGGTTTATCTATTAATGCGTCATGGTCAGGGAAACCTAAAGGTTTATTAATTTCATTGTCCCATAAAAAATATTCTTGTTCAAATCCGAACCAAAAATCTTCGTCATCATCATTAACTGTAGCTCTTCCATTAGATTCATGTGGAGTACCATCTGCATTTAATACCTCTGTCATAACTAAATATCCATTTTCTCTACAAGGATCAGGATATATAGCTACAGGTTTAATCAAACAATCGGAGTTATGACCTTTTGCTTGCTCAGTAGAACTACCATCAAACGACCACATTGGACAGTCTTCTAATTTACCACTAAAATTATTGATTATTTGGGTTTTGCTACGCAAGCTTTGAGTTGGCTTAAACCCATCAAGCCAGATGTATTCTAATTTTGATTTCATTTTATTTTATTTAATTTATAAAAACACCGCATAAACTTTTACAGTTCCTGCATATGTTTTAATTTCTCTTCTTTCTTTGATAACAGGTTCATCAGGAAGTTTGTCTTTATCCCAGTATTTAGGATTCTTACTATTTAACTTCCTTTTCTTTGCCATTATTTTTTTATTTTCTCAAACGAGCTTATACCAAAGCAACCTAGTGTAACCCATACGAATGAGTTGTAAACTACTTCATTTATAATAAGATCTTTATCTGCTATTAAACTTGTTAATAAATCAGCTACAGCAAAACATACCATAACTATAAACGATATAAAACCTACTAAGTTCTTTTCGTTGATTTCATTTTTATCTTTAAATAATGCCCACATTATGCTAAATTTTTATTGTTATCTTTATTATTATCTTTAGTAGCTATTGTATTTATCATCTCAAAAATACCATCATCTCCGAAGTAGTCTTTTAAGTTTTTATATGCAGTTGTGTTTTTTGCTTTTTCTAAATCTTTTTTTGTAACTTTTTCGTTATATATATCAACCTCGTTATTTAATAAATTAGTTCGTATTTGATTTAAACGAGCTCTAACCTCTGTAGGATTAGTAATATATCTTCCCCACTTAGTTTCACTTGAATGTGGCGATGCTAATTTATTTATACGCAAAATGTCATTTTTTGGCATTAAAACATTTCCATATCCAATAGCCTGACGCGAGTGAATACTTTCAGGGCTAATACCAGCAGGTGGCACCCAATTCCAAGGAACCACATCACCAGCGTGACTAGCTTCGTGGTGTAACGTTGAGATTTGTTTTTCTTTCGAGACCCAACTGTCTAGTGGGTTAAATACATTTATTTTGTTCTCACTAGTTTTGTAATGTCCAAGAGTGTACATATTATCACCAAGATTACTACTAGATTCATTGTCATGTTCCCAATGAGGATTGTTTTTGGTTGTTGTATTTTTTAATCTTTCTATTCTAGTGTCGGCTATTATATTACCTTCAAATGAGTTTGTTGATTCGGTTAACATCGCCCTCGCTCTTGCGCTACCCTCATACCGTATTTGATCTGTTATGTGTTGATTTCTATTTACATAACCAGGAACATCATCTGTACGGACCGCTCTTATTGAAGCGCGATTAACACCAGCTGAAGTAATTGCACTACTACCAGCCGCTGTGGTACCACCAAACTTATTAGATAATTCAGTTTTACGAACTGGTACCGGTTTGTTTTTCATTTTAAAACCTGCCTTCATAGCACTTATTAGTAGTCTACTCATCTTCTTTTTTTACCTTCTTTTTTAGTTCCTTTCCCGTAATTACCTCTGTTTGTTTTTACTTTAACAAATCTCTTTCTTTTGTGATCGTAATCTTTACCCTTTATTTTTTTTCCTGCTTTTTTTGCGGCTCTTCTCTTTCTTTGATTTTCAGCTCTTTTGTCTTTTCTATCAGCTCTATTAGCTCTTCTTCTATCTCTATTTGCTTTACGTTTCGCTGCAGCAGGAGTTAATTTTTGTTTTTTATTTTTCTTTCTTGGTTTTGCCATTAGTTATTTTTTTTACCACCACCCGTTGCTGTAACTGGGTTAACAGCCACAGGAGCTCCACCTCCACCAGTTGTATTTATACCACTGTTAATTGGTCCACTCGTACTTTGGTTGCTTATAACGCTAGGCGCTTTCCAATTTGGTATTGAATTAAAAACACTCACTTGTCCGCTACGGTACCTATATTGATTATCATAAAGATTATACCTTCTCCAAGGATCGTAATATGGATTCATGTATCCTCTCACATAATCATAGCCAATAACATTATACACCTGCGTCGGTCTTATATCATTGATAGCCACTTTTACTGTATCACCATTTTCAGTTAAAGCTAAAACGTGCGTTACTTGAATTTGGTTATTCCTATATAAAAAAGGTGTACAGCTTGATAAAGCCGCAAATAGTAACACGAGTATCACTGCGCCTATCGATATCAATCTACCTAAATCTCTTTGTTTCTCTGTCATGATGTTGCTATTATAAATCCTGTTACTATACCTAAAAGCATAGGCCAAAATACTTTATCATCTATATTTAACCTACCCCATAACTTTTCACCTTCTAACATTATTCTTGTATATAGTTTTTTCATTTAATCATCTTTTACTAACCATCTTAATATTAATATTGTAATTATAGCACCTGTGATGCCTAATATCGCTTGAACCATTCATTGTTTATTTTTATCATGAAACATTTTTATTATAATAAAAAAGTATACTAATATACCTGTTAAAATAGTACACTGGCAATAGGTACTCAAATAGCATTATATAACCTCGTACGTGGTTTTACCATTAACCCTAGAAGCCTTTAAGCATCTATTTCTGTTAGTTTCTGCGTCTACATAACTAACATGTACCCAATCAGGATTATCTTCGTCTCCGAACTCCCAGATCATTTGATCATAATTTAAATTTTCTTTGATCCAATGATACATTTGCGCGTTTGTTTTATGTCCAAATACATCATCAATATCCATTGCTTGACCTTTACAATGTTGTGATTTTTTACTTCCACCAATTGCTTTGTTTAATTCTGGTCCTCGGTAAAATGAATTTATTTTTATTGGACCACCAACGTAAATCCTTAGTGGTTGAAATATTTTTTTAGCTAATACTTGCATATTTGCTAAATGTTCTTTGCTAGGCGCATTAGGTAAACCCAACCTTGTTGCGGTAGCACTAAACGTCCCTTCTTTAAAACTTATGTTTTCACTTATCATTTTTTTATCTTTTGATCACCTTTTTTATTGCATTAGCTTTATCTTTAATACTTTTAGCTTTAGCTATAATAATATCATCAACGGTGGTTTTGCTCCATAGCAATGTCCACACGTCTTTCCAGTATTCTTTTGTTAATTTCCACATAATTTATTTTTTAATAACAAAGGCTACAATTGCCTCCACATATTTCACACATAATTTATTAATTTAAAATTTATCCCCTACTAGTTCATCAATAACACCTTGAATGTCTTTTATTTCAGCATCAAGTTTCATCATTAAACTTGGGAGGAATCTCTTTATTTCTTTTCCATTGTGATATATAATAATGGTAGGTACAGCCATAATACCATGTGTAGCCATTAAGCTAGGGTCTTGTGACATATCTACTCTGTATTTTTTACAATCGTATATCTTTTTAAGGTTAACTTCATTAGCCGCATTAAAACTTGCCCAGAATTCTACTAAAACAATACCTTGTTTTGTTTTCTTTTCATAATCATCTTCGTGTAAAAAATCTTGTGCTAAAATATCACTGCTAATTACTAAGAATAAAAATATAAATAAGTTTCTCATCTGTCTCGTTTTTTGGCTAATTCAATTTTAATCTCCTGTATATCATCTTCCATTTCTTCCACAGTTTTAATAAGTTGATCCAAGGTCATTCTACTCATTTGATCCTTCATGTTAAATTCCACTCTAGTTGGTGGGTATGTATTTAACGCTTGCGGATCACCCTGATCAATTATATACGTACCTGTTCCCACTGCTGGAAGTTGTTTTGCGACTTCAATCTCCTCCATGATCTGATAATAAAACATAGTGGCTGATATGATCGCAACTACAACCATACCAATAGCACGTAGGTTGATTTTGAAATCTGGCTTCCCATCACCATCGATATCAAGACCAACTTCTGTGTCCTCACCTAATTTTGTTAAATCTCTCGCCATTATCTAAAGTTTACGTTAAATCCTACTTTTGCGTTATATATATCTTTATCCCATAGTTTAGAGTATTCCCCTTCAGCAAACACACCAAACCATCTTTTAATTTTTAAACCAACAACTAAACCAGCTTGGTAATCTAACCAATGTTGTTTGTCTTCATTTTCTATTGCATAGAATGTGCTATACCCAAAGTCCTCATCACCTTTAACTTGTTTATGAAAAGGCATGATACTTAAATAGTTATGTATCCAAAAGTTATCAGTATAGTGATAAAAATCATAACCAGCTATCATTGATAAATAAGCCATATTATCTATCCCATCAAATACCTCTCTGTTATAATCATTTACAATATCTTTATATACATGTTTTCTGAAATCAAGATCCGTATCAGCTACTCTACTACCATCTTTATCTTCCCAATACCAATCCCATCCGTCGTTATTTATCAAATAAAAATGATCAGTATATTCGTAGTCATATGCTAGATCCCACCAGTTAACGTCTTCTGGCGCTAGGTACTCTTCTATAGGGTTAAGTCCAAAAACCTTGTCAGAAGTCCTATAAATGCCTCCTAGAGACAAATTAAATTTCTCACCTATTGGAAGTCTTAATCTCACATCTGCTGCGGTATAGTTAAAATTAATCGCACCCTCTTCTCTCATCTCTCCTTTAATAATATACCAAGGTCCTAAGTATCTTAAGAAATACCTTTGGTTATTAAATTCATGCCCCATTCTTCTAGCCCAATCATAATTGAATAACCATTCCCAGTTGTCTACGTTTCCTACACCAGCTGATAATGTAACTTGTTTTTCAGATCCATCATAAAATTGATTTTGTCTGTTTTCATAGTCAAATCTAGCTAGTTTTCTCCAACCAATAGAATACCTATAATCAAATTTAGGTTCTATCGTGATATCCTGTACTTCCCCAGCTTGCGTAACAAAAAATTCTTTTCTGTCCTCAATTAAAGGCATTGTAATATGACCTGACGTATAAACTGTTGAATATTTAAATATTTTTTTAAAAAATTGTGCATTAGTATTCAGACTAATGAACAAAAAAATTAGCGTTAGTAATTGTTTCATTATACTCCTTTTATAAAATCCCAAATATGTTTACCGATTAAACTAAATACACCGAAACCCAAAGCATTTCTCCACTTCATGGTTTCTTTTCTAAAATTTGAATTATCTTTTACCTCTGTCCATATACCTTCTTTTGGATCAAAGAGGTTGTTTTTAATAAAACGAAGATCATCTTTTACTTCATCGTGGGCAGATCTGTTATCTTCTTTTATTTTTTCTACTTCAGCAAATATCTGTTCTATTTGATATTCTACAAGCTTTAATATTTCTTTTGTTGTTTGTTGTTGGGCCATAATATATAATTACTCGCTTTATTTTTAATTTACAAAATGTCAATACTTTTCTTCTTTTTTCTTTTTAATGGGTTTTTTACTTTAGGAGGCTTTACGGGTTCATAATTTACCTGCCATTCAGGGTAACCAAGTGCTATCGCAACTTTTTGCCAAGATTCCAATTCATCATTAGTTAAAGCAACGCCAGATTCAATAGCTTCTAAAAACTCATGAAAAGGGATGTTTGTAACACCTTCAGCTGCTAACAACGTCGGTTTAAGTATACTATCATCATTAAATTTCGCCTCAAGCATTGCGCTGTGTACCTTACGTGCTTTCGATCCAACCGGTGGAGATATATTAAGTGCCTCGATTAACACTTTTGCCTCACTACCTTTCCATCCTTTTTCACGTTCTTCCGCATATTTTAATAAAGTATTTTTAATTGTTGAAGCTCCAACACCAAACATTCCGCTACCTCTTAATAAGGTATCAATCATACCATTAGCAATTTTCAACTGTTTTTTACTTCGATCTTCATCTTTAGCATCTGGATCCCAGTAAGCAGCAAATAATGCTTGTTGCATACCTAAAAATATCATGTTTTGTACACCAAAGTAATATAATATCTTCGAAATATTTGTTTTATGGTCACCTCTATTGTTTATTAAATCTAACACGGCTCTCTTCCCGTTTCTATTATTTTGCATTGTAACATTCTGAAAAGTCAACAAGAATCTCCCCAATGGACTCGCTTGTTGTTGTGATACAAGATCTGGCCTTGAAGACTGCTGGGTTGGTTCTGATGCTTCTTGAAAGTCTAAAAACGCTTTTTCTTCTGCTTGCTTTTTATTTAAACCTTGCTTTAAGTACGAGTTTAACCTATTTCTGTAAAAACTAGAACCACCAAACGCGATAGCAAAGTTATCAGCTACCTTTGTTAATATAAATCCCTTGTTTAACATATAAGCCACAGCGGCAGATACTTTATCTTTCTTACCAGAAATAGTATTAACCATTTCCTCATAATTAACATCCATAGTTAAGCCCTTTCTTCTTTGTTTTAACATTGGTGAGTTCCATATCATAGAAAAATCTTTCCAAAACTGCGGTTGATTAGCAAATGCTTTAGCTATTTTTAGCGGGTTATTATCTGACCAATTAGTGAAATTGAGCATTGATATAGTTTGTGTTAACGCTGACCTTCTATTTAGAAACATTACTGTTCCCGTTGCGTTAGCTATCCATGTATTAAATTGAGAACCGTATTCTTTTGTGTTCCTTTGTTTGTTATGCCCAAACTCCATCCTATACAACATATCTTCTAACGCTGATCTGTAACGAGTACCATATATAGCTTCTAATTTGTTCATATTTTCCTCACTAAAAATAACGTTTTTATTATCAATCCACTCTTTAAAGAATTGTTTTCTACCGATATTATTTGATATATCCAATAAATCATGTTGTATACTTTTTGCTAACCAACTCTCTCCCGGCTCAACATAACCCTCTTTTATTTGTGTTATTTTCGAAAGTTTATCAGCATAAGATTGTAATTCTGGATTTGATTTAACAACTTTAACGAGAGCTTTTATATCTGTCTTGCTTAATTCAGGAATTTCCATGCCGTTCTTTTCCCACAAATAAACCCTTATAGCTGCATCATTATTAAATTTATTATAACCAGAATCTTTATTTATGATTTTTTTAATCTCTGGATATTGTTTTTTTAATGCCTCATAGTCATCATGCACCCTTTGTTTTTCCTTATTTAACTCATAAAATCCTCTCGCATATGGTCTACCAAGTTTTTCATCGAACCACTTTATGTGTTTTTCACCAGTTTTACCCTTACCAAACGTTGGGTACATAAGGTCAAGAAAACCACCAGCTGAGTGTGGTAACCACCACGTCCACTTACCTTTCCCGCTGCCTCTAGTTTTTGCTGCTCCTTTTGAGAACTTTTTCCAAACATCCACACCTTTTGTTTCTTTTAATATCTCGCTAAACTCAGTGTTTAAGTTTTTAGAAGCTTTTACTACTGTTTGTCTAATTTTCCCGTTAACGCCAAGCACATTAACTATATTTTTAACAGCCTTAACGTTTTGAATTGCATCATCTACAAAGTAAAAGTCATTATAGCCCTCAGCAGCTCTATCCACAATAAAATTAGCTTTAGCACCAGGTCTACCGTCTTCTAAACCGCGTATGTTTCTTAATGGTATATCAACACCTAATTCTTTTAAAAACTTTTGTATATGCTGTTCCGCACCTGCTGGTCTAGCTGTTAATATAAATGTGTTTTCAGTACCATATTTTTCTTGTATTTTTACCAGCTTATCAAATAATGGACCCTTTTTACCATCAACAATTTTATTAAACTCTGAGTAATCAAACGTTGCTCCATACTTTGATAATTTATCTGCGTGTATAGCATATTCTGCTGGAGTTAATTTTCCCTTGCTTGGTATCGCTCCCCACCCAACAACAGCTGGATTAAGTCTACCATCTGGTAAATGTCTAGGTATTTCATACTTGATCTTACTTTTTGTTTTACCAACAGTATCATCAAAATCTAATATACTAGCACCTTTTTGCGGGGCATTAATATCTCTGGCTTTTAATATTGCTTTTGCTCTTTTCTCTATTACCTCTGTTAATTCAGTGTTAGACATTTCTTTTGAAGAATATACCTTACCCTTAAATTTACTTTCATTATATTTTTTTACTTTACTTGGAGGGTTTTCTGCAAGCTTTTCTAAGTTAACAGATTCAACTGTTCTTTCGTTTGGTTTAAATGTTTTTAATATATTTTTAATTCGATTTAGTTTTACATTATCAACTATAAATTCGTTTAATGTCATTGGTTTATCTCCTAGTAAATATAGCTGATTATCACCCACACCTTTTTTAGTCATAAATATTAACTTTGCAAAACCAGATAAATTTCCCGTGAAAAATTCTCCTATTCCAGCGGGACCACCACGCTCTGCGCTATCATTAAATTTTTGTAACCATTTTGGTATAATTGATTGTTCACCCATTGATACCAATCTATTTAACTTATTGTTAAATTCTGTTTGGTTTTTAGATTTTGTTATTATATCTATTAAAAATTGATTAAAGTTAAATAATTGTAACTCATGCTCATTATGTGTTACAACATCTCTACCTCTTTCTTTAACTGACTTACCAACATCAAATGGAACAGATGTTATTGTATAAAATCCTTTTGATATACTAGTTCCAATATTAGTTAATGGTTTTAAGTGATTAATTATATCCGATAATACTTGGTCTTTATTTTTTGCTTTTTTGTATTGGTTATAAAATGGTTTTAATATAGCTTTAATTAACGCTTGATTTGCCTCGTGTGTTTCTTTAAATGTATAATTTTCATGTTTAAGAATTTTTCTTGCATAATCCCAATACTGTCTTGTTGTGATTTCTTTTGCCTTATGTAATCCTGCTAAATCAGCTATTATATCTTTAATCTCAGGTGATTTACCTTTTTTTACACTTTTTAAATTTAAATCAATACCTCTTTTTGTCAAATCTTTTTGACTCATTGTTCTTTGGTAGTGCGCAGCATCAAGTTCACCTTTACCAGTTCTCTTATTTATTTTATATTCTTTACCATTACCTTTTAAAGCATCTTCACCATAAATTCTTCTTACAGTTTCTATGGGATTTCCTCGGTCCTTAGTTAATCTAAAAAAAGGTTGTGGTACATTCTCTTTTTCCCCAGTCTCTTTGTTCTTTACACTTTTAAAATAAATAAATTGTTTTACAGCTTCCGCTTCTTTTTTAGTACCTTTAGTATATTGATTATAATACTCAGTATATTTATCTGTTGAAAATTTAATGTAACCCACACCGAGTTGATCAAGAATATAAGCCTGTACTTTTTCTGGTAACGTTTCAAATATTGGTAAAGATTTCAATATTGATATATCATGATCCAATTTTCTTTGCTTTGCTGTTTCACCCTCGATTATACCGGTTTTATTTACCTTAAGATTTGGAAATCTTACTTTTAAGTTTTTTTCAAACGCTCTCCACTGCGTAACATCGCCGTGTAACGCTACCTCAATAAACTCCGCAGTTTGCATGTCTTCTATATATTTTTCTTGAAACTCTTTAGATTCCACAGCCATTTTGGGTACACTCGCGATTTCACCAATTAACATTTTTTTATGCTCTTCACTTAAATTACTACTATTTACTAGAGCTATAAAATCTGATTTAGTTTTAATTGGTGATTTAGTCCTTATAACCTCATTTATAAACGTCCTCAATTCTTTTGAAGATAAGCCCTTATCTTTACCCGCAGCAAGATCAGCAACAACGTTTTCTACAGTAATTTTAAATTTTGATTTTGTATCTGGAACTTTTATTAAATCTTTGTTTGACCTTATAACTTGAGAGGTTTTCATTTTACCTATCCACTTTATCGCTCCTTTTATTTTACCTGATAACTCTCTAACAACAGCAGTATTAACGTTGAAACTACCATCTTTATTTTTAAGCTCATCTATTTTGAACATGTCTCTTATGACTTTGCCATTAGTATCTTGAATCTTTCTCCATGGATCAACACCTGCTGCTGTTTTTACCCTACCTGTTTTTTCTGAAATTAAATCACCTTTTACACTACCCTTCTCATATAAATCTGGAAAAGTTTTTCTTAATCCCATGCCCTTGCCTTTAATAATCTCTGATGGTTTGTATTCCTTTCCAAATAAATCCTTAATACCTTGTAGTGGTATATACCCTTCTGGCATTATCTTCTCTATAACAGGTGCTAATTTATCAATTTTTTTAAGGGCGTTTTCTACGCTTTTTACACTTAAATGTCCAGGTTTAGCCTCAACACCAAATATTTTATTAATACCTTGCTCAACTCTACTTTCTACAGTTTTAAGACTACCTTCTTTATTGAAATCTACTTTAGGCAACCATTTCTCAACCTCAACTCTCGATGTATTTGGTAGAGGATCTTTTGTTTCTACTACACCTTCTTTTGATACTGATAGCTCAGGTATTTCTACTTTTTTTAGCGGTTCAATTTTCTCTCCTGTTTCAATAATTTTTTTCTGAGGTTTTGTTTTTGTAGGTTTAACTTTAATGCCTTCACCTGTTTTATCACTCGTGTCTTTAATACCCGCTAAATCACTATCTTCTACTGGTCTATCAAATCCCCTAGCTTCTTCACCTTTACCTAAATATTTATTTACAGCATCTGCAACTACATTTCTAAATCTTCCACTAAAACCAATCTCTGTCACATAAGCTGTTAAACTATCGTTCTTTTTAGGATCATAAGCTTTTATTATATCTAGTATAGATCTACCCTTTCTACCTCTGTTATCTAATCCAGTTAATATTTCTTCTATAATTTGATCTTCATAAATTTTAAAACCCGGTCTTTCACGGTGTTTACTTAACGCATTGCCAACCATTCTAGCACCAGCAGGTAGTTCCCGTCTATTCGGGTCATACAATACGTTATTTTTATCTTTTATCATACGTGGATCGTACATGTGAGTTAAAAGCCAATCTCTCGTATTGTTATCAATTTCATTTGATGCTAATTTTTGACCACCAAACGTAACATAACCTTTCTTCTCCCATAACCTTTGCATTTCGTTCGTAAACTCGTTGAGATCTTTTGATGCACGTGGTTTTGCTGAGTGATTTAATTTAACAACCTCCAAGTTTATTGCTTTTCTAGAACTAGATCTTACAGGTTCATTTAAAAGAGACTCTTCACCGTTAATGATATTTTCTAACTTTCTTAATTGAAGACTACTAACATTTCCACCTCTAACACTTTGAGCTAACCTACCAATAAATAAAGCCATATCAGCTTTACCCATTTTACCATCAAAATTCATTGGCCACCCAAACTCCTCAGATTGTTTCTTAAGACCTTCTCTCAACATCACCCAGTTACTTAAACCTTTATTATTTTCTTTTACTAGTTTCCAGTAATTATGCTTATCTGCTAATAACTCAAATGTATAACCTATAAATTCATCATCCGTAAGTTCTTTTCTTTTTCTTTTTTGTTTTTTATCTTTTCCTTTTATATCAGCTAACTCTTCAGCATAATTCTCTGTAATAAAATCGCGTAAACTACCATACCTAGCTTTTTCACGATCTTCTTGATAATCAGGATTTAATAAATATCTACCTTTCATGCTATCTTCTATCAAGTGAACAAATCTAGCTTTAGCAGTAGGGTTGTTTAAAAATTCTCTCATAAAAATAGCGTGACCTACTTCGTGTTCAATTTTACCATGTTGCTTTTTTGATACATCAGCTAATACCTGTATTTTTTTACCATCTTTAGACGGTATTATTTCAGCGCTACTATCGTTTCTTTTAAACTTAATTGGGTCACCATTTTTATCAACACCCTCTCTACCATTTATTATAACCCATTCAGCTTTCTTACCTGTTATTTTTTCTAACTGCTTTACTTGAGGATTGTGTCTTTTCTTTAAGTATCTTTCAACAACTTTAGGGTCTTTACTATCTAAAGCTTTAGTATCATATAACTCACTAGCAAAGCCTTCTAAGTGATTACGTATATTGAGTAATTCGTGTAATTTATTTTCTAATTTCTTAATTTGTTTATCTATAATTTCATTTTTTGCAAAATTATCTCCACCGCGAGTTGGTTTGGTTTTTGCACCACCTTGCCTTCCTTGAACGTTATTTCCTTTAAATGCGGGATCTTTTTGACTTTCGAATTGTTCAATTTGCTCAGTCACACGTGCAATTTGATTTACGTTATCAGTGCGCATATCATTAAATTTCCTTTCAGTCCACCAACTACCTTTAGTCATCATAGATGTTTTTAAACCTAACATCTTACCAAATATTATATCACCATAAAAACTTCTCATCCACTCTTCTCCAAACACGCCAGATGGATACGTTTCTTCTAAATGCATTTTTATGCTTTCATAACCTTGTAAGCTTTGAATTCCATTCTCAATAATCTCAGCTGTTTTAGCACTCGTAGCAAAAACGACCCCATCTCTTGGTAAACCTATAACCGTGTTAAGCCACGGTTGATGAGTTAATTTTAATGGCATGTATTTTTTAGCTAAAGAACCTAAAGCAAAAAATGTAGCACCACCGCCCATGTGGTAATTTTCTTCAAACGCACCCCACATTTTAGCTTCTTCTTTAGCAACACCATACAAAAACGGGGCGGTTTTTCTTGTTGCCGTAGAAAGCATTGGATACCCTTTTAAAAATTTTGTATTTTTAGAAAATTTATTAAGGTACTGTGGTATTTTTAATAAACTACCGCCTTTATTTAAAACAACTTCAATAGCCATGAATTTAGCTAGTGTTTCAGAAAAATTAAGTCCTGTCTCATAACCATATTCGTAAAACATTGATTTTCCTAACTTTTCTTTTTGTTCATCTGATATTTTAATACCACTATCATTAAGATAGTTTAATGTTTCTTCTTGCAAATGAATAACAGACTCATTTGAATATTGATCTAGGTTGTGATCCATTTTATTCCAAGTCTCTTTAAGATTTTGTGCTCCAGCTTGTAGTACGTTTGTTATAGAACTTGGAGCAACAGACGTGGTTAAAGAAAAGTCTACATCGTAGCTAGATGGATCTATACCATACATTGATAATTGTCGCAATACTTTTTCTTCAGCTACAACATTTTTTCTTTTTTTCGAGTATGTGTCAATGTATTCAAAAACGTCTTTTAAACTATCAAACCTCTCATCGTCAACTTTAATAACTGACGGCATTCTATTTCTTATAAGATTCATGGGGGTTCTAAAAAACGATTCAACCTTTTCTCCGAAATTCTTTTTTCCTAAAAATAATTTATCTCTATATTTAGCTGCTTGTAATAAGGAAACTTCAATAGCATTAGTTTTAGTGGATAGTATACTTGCAAAATTATCAGCACCACCTGTTAGGGGATCACCGTTTTCATCATAAAACGTTGCGCCAGCTTCAATCATATTTTCAATAAAATCCGTGTCTTTAGTTGCTTTTAACCACTTATCTTTATCAAATTCAAAGCGCAACTTTGTTCCACCTACTAAATCACTTACTGCTAGATTTTCAAGAGCCCCATCATATCTCATATCCCAATACTCTGTGTCAGACATTTCTGGATATGAATTTCTACCCGCTTGTTGTTGGAGCATATTATTTGCTAAATCTTGATTGGTAATCGCATTACTTTGGCTGTATGTTTCGTCTATAGCGTTACCTGTAATTGGATCAAATGCATTTTTCACTTCATTATACTTAAAGTAATCAACTATTGATGATATACCATTATTCCAAAATTCTTTTCCCCAATCAATATCATTTAGGTGGTTTTTCCACTTTCTTGTAGCATTTAATTTTTCCTCATCTGTTGTCGCATTTTTTACACCATCATTTAGTCTAGCTAAATCAAATAATGGTTGTGATAAAGAGTTTCTTATGTTTTCTTCTGTTCTATTGATTCTTCTATTTAAAGCCTCCTCCTCAGTCATGTTCGTACCTCTTTCTTTTTCTACTAATCTTATCTCCTCTTCGTCAAGTTGTGTTCCAGCTTTGTTAACTTCATTAGCAACAAATTGTTGTGTTAATTCTTTAAACTTACGAGAAAAAGCGTCACGAGAAACGTGTTGTAGGTTTAAACTCTCATACATTTCCTTTTCTAACTCAGCATACCGGTCTCCCCCAAAAACATCCCGATACGAAGCCGTACTAGAACCTCCTTTTGATTCTGGTAAAAAATATTGCATATTAAGTCCGTGTGTATCACGCTGTGTGTTTAAAGCGCTTGTGATCTTAGGACCTAAACCTTGTAGTTCTAAATTTCTTGATTCTATTTCTTCTTCATTTAATACATTTTGTTTAGTAAACTGATCTAATCTTTCTCCAAATTTTAAATCTTTTGGACTAAGTGTAATAGAATTTCCTTTAGGAGATTCCACTATAATATTACCTAACCAGTTTTTATTATAATGAAAACCTTGCTTTGAAAATAATTGTTTATGTTTAGTTATTTCATAAAGAGGTGTTGGTTTGGATTTCGTTAGTGACGTGGCAGATTTCGTTAGTGACGTGGCAGATTTCGTCAGTGCTGCGGCAGTCTTAAATCTTCCAAAAGGATCTAACTCTTCTTTTTTAGGGTCAGGTGTAGAGACATTACTCATGAGAGGTGACACAAAATCATTTGAAGGACCTGCGTTAATGCTTGGCGTTACCCCAAATGCATCAGCAGGTGCTCTTTGTAAAGCTCCTGTTAATTGACCTGGTGTTTGTTCGTCTGTTACTTGATTGTTTTGAAGCGAAAGTGCTTCTGGGGTTTGTACCTTTTTACTATTTCTTTTTTTCCACTCATCAACAATAGCTCTAATGACATGCTCTGGCTCGCCATTCTCTATCATTTTGGCTATAATATTTCTTAACTCTTCCATAGGATAAATTTAGTTTAGATACTCGTTGATCTTATCATTTATATCTGTAGTAATACCAAGATCTTTCTGCACTTGAGATGTAATTGGTGTTAATATACCTTTTTTTCTTCTTAAATACTTAAATAAACCTAAAACGCTACTTAAGTCTTCTCTTATAGGTAAAAATTTTAAACTACCTTTAACGTTTTTAAATTCAAAAAATGGATATTTGTTGAATTTTTTCTTTTCGTTAACAAATTTATTTTGTGACATTGTTGACATGTAATCTGGATGAAGTCGTAATAATTCGTCAGGTGTTAACTTATCATACGTTTTTTTCACTGTAGGTTTGTTATCGTATGTAGGCCAGTTTTCATTCTCATCTATATAAGCTTTAGTATATACCTCTGGACTTAAATCAAGCGTGCTATTGTTATTCTCAACTGCTCTCACGTAAGTGTTGTAAGAATCCAGTTTTGTTACCACATTCTTACCAGTTTGCTCTTCTATAATTTGAGCTAAATTGCTTAAATTTTCTTGATGAGTAGGACTTATAGATATAACAGTACCATCAGTATTGTATTCTGATACTTTTGTCATTTCTAATGGATCTAAAATACTATCATTTATTATGCCAACAGCTAAATTCCATATTCCATGATCTTTTGTTTCAGCACCAGAATAGTCGTAACCACCACTTGGAGTTGCCACTGGTATAGATAATTGTTCGATAGCATTAACGTTGTTATTATACATAAAATCAACCACCTTATCTTTTTGAGCGTTAATGATCTTGTTTGCAAATGTTAAATCTTCTTGCGTGAAACCAGGTTTTTGATCAAAATCTAAATCTAAACCTGATAATTCCGTTAGCTGTTCTTGTGATATATCTGTTTTATCGGCAAATTGTATGACTTTTTGTATGTCTCCCCAGTCTAGTGAATTTAAAAAATCAAGATCTTTTTTAGTACCATTAAATCCAATTTCTTTAGCTTCCTCTACTGTAAATAAATTCTTGTCCCCCATTTTATTGTGCCATATTTTATTTAAAATAGAAACATCACCTTCCTTCATATCTTCATCAAACTCATCTTTCCAAAGCTCTTTATACCTATTTTTTAAAGCTTGATTTTTACCAGCAATTTCCGTTTTATTACCTAACGCCTCTTGACCTCGACTTCCTTTATCATATATTGCTTTGTAAGCCGCGTTAACATTTTTTTCCATTCCTTCTATATCTTTATTTACTTTCCCCATTTGATTCATTGCAACGCCATTCTCATCTACCGCTTTGAAAGTCTGAATATGTCCATGCACTTCTTTCCATGATAACTCAGTACCATCACTCAATGTCAAACCACCAGTTACACTTCGTGTTTCAGGATCAAATGCCAACCCTAAATCAAATTTACCATTTTTAACGTCGTTCAATATTTGTATAAACTCATCAGCTCCCTCGATGCTTCTATCAATATTATTAGTATTAATTTGCTCTCCCCCGGTACCAAACACAACTTCAGACAAGTTATTATATGCTGTTGCCCTATTTTGCCATGACATAGTTATATCATCTAACTCTCTTTGTGATAGATTATTTGCTCTAGCATACTCTCCTACTTCCCTAGCAAATTCTCTAGTTCTACCAGTTATTTGATCATCATAATATGCGTGAACTCCAAGTTTTTCTTTTATACCACGCTCCCAAGTACCATACATTTGTTCTCTTTCGTCTTTTTGTTTCTGTAGTTCCTTATCTTTAACGCTTTTATCTATATTTTTCTGTCGTACTATCTGTGAAAACATAGCAAAACTTTGATTAAACGAATTCATAAATGCGTTTGGATCTACTATACCTGTATATCTTGGATTTTCATATGCTCCTGCCATATCTTTATTGTTTTATTTTTATTTTTTTTTACTCCCAACCTTGCGCTAATGCACCTGCTGCTGCACCTGTCGCACTACCAATCGCGGCGATACCAGCTGTTCCATAAGCGTTTGCTGCTTGTTGTTCATTACTCATTAATGCTTGTAATCTATTTAACTCAGCTACATCCCTTGTTTCTCTTTGTTGGAACATCCATTGACTACCAGCAACATCTGCTTGTTGCATTCTTTGTCCCTCAGCCATTAACTGTTGATTCATTTGAGCTTGACCCTGCGCTCTCATTCTAGCGTTTTGAGCTTCCTGTTGTTCAATGTTAGCTGAAATACCTTGTTTACTCCTTAATGATGCTTGCGCTAAAGCAGTTGCACCACCAGCGGAACCCCCTGTAGCTCTCAAAGCATCTAGAGATGATGATAAAGCTATATCTGCTTCTTCACCTTGCATTTCAGCAGCTTTTGTTGCTACTTGAAGATTAGCGTATGGGTTATTTATCATACTAGAAAGATCTTTAACACCCTCATACGGGTTTGTTATTTCCTGTCTTTTAATACCTTTCATTCTTCTTTCTAAATTAGCAGCCTTACGCTCAGATGCTTCTTTAGCTCTCCTTGCTTTTGAACCACCAATAATACCTCCTATTAACGCTACTGTTGCGCCTGCTGCTACTGCGAAACTCATAATATGTTATTTTTTAAGTTGTTTAAATTTTTTATCATAATCTTTTTTATTTATAGCGACTATTTCTTTTTCTAATTTCTTTATATCTCTTGTGTTAGAAGGGTTTTTGTGTACGTTAACAAAAATTGAATCTTCGTGTGCGTAAATTACCCTATGTGCACCAGGTTCCGATATTGTATAACATGGTGCTAAATAATCAACGATTTTATCATTATCATTAATAGTAACATGCCCCGTCATTAAAAACCAAGCATGTAAGTGTTTATGGATAGCACCTATTACAACCTGTCCCTTTGTCATATTCATCTGCCGAATATATATTTGATCAGCAAACTTGTGTGTTATAGGTAGTTCTTTTATATCTAAAACATCTTTTCCATCACCATAAATGCCTTCTTTATCATTATTATCTATCATTAATTGTTGTAAATTATCGATAGATTTTGTTTTTTCTAAATTCATATTTAATTTAAATTATGACATCTGAGCTTCAACTGACACCGCAAACATCTCTCCTTTTTTAGCACCCTGATCTGGCGTATTATCACCAGGTTTCCAATATTCAACAGTAAGATCTAAATAATTACCTCTTAAACCGGTTGTTGTAAATTGAGTGTTGTCATTAAATTTATCATTATTTTTATTTTTAATAAATGAAAAATACTTACCCTCTCTTCTTACAAAACCAACTGGAATTGGTGGGTATGTATTAGGTATAGTTACACCTTCTTCGGGAATTTTATATGCTTCTTCTGTAATAGCTGTATATGAGTCAGTTGCTGTACTATTGTTGTATGAGGCTGAAGATGGTGCCGCGGACCAACCTGTACCGCCTTCATAATTTATAGTTAAGAAATTTTTAACTATAGAAGGTTCGTCATTGATGATTAAGTTAACGTAAGCTGGGTCTGAAAATGATGATCCATAAAATTTACACCTACCAACATCTGATTTATAATGCTGGTATAAATTTTGTTTATTAAACGTGTAAAATTGGTTTTCTAAACTAAACCCAAAACTCGGCTTATATGTATAAAAACTAACCCATCCTTTTGTTTTTTCATCAAAACCTAATGTTAAATAATCTGTTGTTGCTGATGTTTCAGTGTTACTAGTAGCTACCTTACCGCCGGAAATATTAGATCCTTGTAAAGAAATAACATATTTATCCTTTTGCTCGTCATACATGCCATATATACTTGTTGCGTTTGGTAAATTATCTCTGAAGAAATCTTTCATGCCATTCGCAGAAATTGGTGTTAAACCATCACGTGATAACCTCAATATAACACCCCTACTTTTATCAGAAAAATATTTTCTACCACCAAAAAACGCAAAACTTTCTGGATTTTGACTTATACCATATTTACCCAAATAAGGAACGATTTGTCCTATAACAACATTTGAGATTGCTTGCAGTGGTGTACCTTCAGCTGTGTATATTGCGTCTTTATCAATTAAAGCATTACTAACTTTGTTTTCTTGGAATATATTTAAGTTTGTATCTTCAGCATATAATTTTTGTATACTACCATTAGTAATATCAACAGCTTTTGTAATTTCTGCTCCAATAGGAAACTGATTAGTATTATTTACTTTAGTTTTTGCATTAAATATACCAGAGTATATCATTGCATTTTCCCTTGTTCTCATACTGTACTCATCATCTACAATATGCGCTTTAACGCCATAATCTGTTGATGTGTTGTTGTAACCACCTTTTACCCTTGATTCTTCCACGTGGTATTTTCCCCTATCAGTAACCATATCACTGCTACTAGTGCCACCACCTGCTAAAATAAACGTATTGTAATATTCTATTTCTATTGTTGCTCCCATGTTAACATTGTGTTATTGATGATACATATCTTAATCCACCATTATATTGTTGTGTTCCCGTTGTTACTGTTGCGTAGTACGTATTCCCATCTAGATTTCTAGTAAATTTATAATTACCAAGTCCTGCTCTTACGGATGTAAATTCGCCGATGAAAATAATATTACCCACAGATAATTCATTCGCAATCACACCGTTATCATCTAGTCCTTCCTCTACGTAATATGTCCCGTTTGAACAACTAGTACACACGTTACCATAAGAAGCCGCGTAACATAGCGTGCTTTGTGTTCTTGCTGCCACAACATCAATTCTTATGTCATGAGTTACAGTTAACCCTTCCGCGTCTACAGCTGTAACCGTGATAGTTCTATTAGAATTTGATAAAGCTTGAAATGCTGACCCGTCAAAATTAACTGTAGTGAACACCTTCCATATTCCAGCTGATGGAGAAGATACGCTGAAATAATTATCATAATTTGTCCCTGGTAAATTTACAGTGTAAGACAAACCTGACGTATCTTCACTTGATAAACCTGCTCCATTAGCAGCTGTACCATCACAAATTTCAACATTTGCTCCAGCACCGATAGCAATAGTAGGTATATTACTACTAGTATTGAAATTAGAAGCGATAGTTGGTGCGGAATTCAAAACTGTAATCGTAAGATTACCTGTCGCATTTCCGGCTCCAGCTTCATCGTATCTGACATTTAGAGTATGTACGTCATTATTAGCATTGTTTTTTCTAGCAAAATCTGCTGCTGTTTCAACTAGTCCACTGCTAGATACAGAGAATTTTGATGTTGTATCTACACCTCCTTGCGATAGCGCTGATAATAACTGGTATGTAATAGTGTTAAAATCCCCAGCAGCTAAAGTACATACTAAATTTGTAGAACCACCTATAACACTACTAGCTATAGTAATTGTTTCACCCGCTGCATATCCTGTTCCTGCTCCAGTTGCGGTAACTGTTGTGACAACACCACTACCATTTACAACAACTTGTATTATAGCACCACTACCACTACTACTATTTGTTGTAAACCCTGATGACACGCCAACCGTTCCATTATAAGTGCCTGGCGTTGCACCAGATGAAATATTATTACATGAACTAGTTAATTCACCTGATCCTGATTTTAATGCACCAGATGGCGTCGCTGTAAGCTGACCAATATCATCTCCGCTATTAGAATTTTCTGGAAAATCTTCAGTGGCATCACCTGTACTTGTAAATTTTAAAGCAGAAGGTACACCTGTTACCTCCGCCATTTGTGCGTTTATATCTTTTATTAAACCACCTGTAGATGTTTCGTAGAATATATCTAACCGTGACTCAAATGGTTCTGTTTCAAATACTGTTAAACCAGGTTTGTAATCTGAGAAAAATAATAAATCTGACTTTGCAAATGTTTGTGCTTCAGATAATGTTATTGTTACAGGATCCGAAGAACCTCCGTTTCCAGCTAATGTTACTGGTGTATTAGGACTTTGTGGCGCTACTGTTGGTCCAGTAACTTCCATGCCATTGAGTAAAGCACCAGATGTTCCGCCGTCAGCAAAAACGTTAGGCGTTGTATCAGTAGAAGCGGTGTGAACATAACCTTTTATTCCACCACTATTGCTTGTCCCAGCTATTATTTTTAAGTTAGGTATTTCTGCTACAATAGGATTTCTTTCAGCGCCATGTACGAATGGTAATATAGTAAATCCTGTTGTGCCTGATGTTTCTCCTTTATAATCATCGTTTGTTGCTTGTAGATATAGATTTTGATCTTTAGCATTACCAAGACTAATAACATCAATTAATTTAAAATTCCCATCTGTATTTCTTATAGAATAAGCATCATTGTCTGTTATAGAAATAACCTTTGGAAATAATCGTACTTCAGAACCTGATATACCTTCTCTTGATACATCTTCTTCTTTAATTGACCGTGGTATTTTATTAATGTTATCTCCATGTAGCGTCAACCAGCTTCTTCCACTTGACGTGTCATCGAATACGTTATCTATATTATTCCAATTATCTGCTGGGTGTGGTGCATATACATTATAATATTCTTGCTCGTTTTGTTTAACTACTATTTTCCACGAATACCAACCGTGTGGATTTGTAGCGCTATATAGTTCAGAATCCGGTACCATTCTAGTATCTTTAAACTCTATATCTAAAGCTTTACCAATTGTTGCTTCTTGATCTGACCAACTGTATTCCTTAAAGCTTAATGTTACGCCTGTTAAAGAAGCGGTGTTAGACATTGTTAATGTTGTTCCATTTATATTAGCAACTGTTGTTCCCGCCGTTACCGTACCAGTTCCACCAGTGCCCGTGATAATTTGACCAATTTTTATAGCTGCGTTAGCTTGTGTTAGCGTAACAACAACATTGTTTGGAGCAACACTACTACCAACCGCTGTGGTTGCTACATATTTTCCTGAATAATCTGCTGAGTCATTAGGTACTGTAAAAGTATCTGATTTACCATCATCATCCGTGTTAGAAGATAAAATTACCGGTGACTGTCTCCCAAATCTATCAGATAAAACAATCCCAACTTGGTATGTTCTTCTTTGTTTTATAGAATGAAATTTATATCCCTTTTCAGAATGCTGTAATAGTCCATAGTTTTTATCCGTGCTACTATCTACTCTTTCATGAGCACCTTTTGTGTTGACATTAATTAAATAATTTATACCACTTCTACTATCTTCATCTTTTGGTATGTTGTAGTTTTCGGTGAAATTACCATATACCACTCTATTACCCGTTACTTCTTGCGCTAATGCTCTTATTGGCACTTTATCATATACCCTTGTTAACTGTTCTTCTGGTAATGTTTTATATGGTTTCTCTGATTTATATACATACTTAAACTGCTGCCTGTAGTATGTTGTTGCTTGATCAGATCTTGGTTTTATTGTATACTGTTCTATATTACCCGTAAAATCAGCACTTGTAGTTTTAATTACTGCTACAACTTTCATAGCTGGGCTATCTGCTTCTTTTACTAATATTTCTATGTCAGTTATTTTATAGTTGTTTGTATAGGTTGTGGATGGGCTATACGTACTTGTTTTGAACTCATCGAGATTTGGTAATGGAATACGCAATTCAACTTTATTATACGCGTTTTCCATAATATCAACTGTCCCTTTTTTATATATATCCTCAGCGCTTATATCAACGTTTGGTTCTGCCGTACCACTACTTCCAAACGAATTAGTTTGATCAGCATGTGGATAAATATTTCCATCATTCAATGGTTTGAATATGATTTGTGTAAATGGAGCAGTTATTGAATACTCCCCGTCATCATATTTATATCTATAAGAAAACCTTACAAAATTTTCTTTTAAATATTCTGATTTAATATTAGTTATGTCCCTAGTTATTGTTGTTCCATCGCCAGCACCACTTGTGTTAACTACAACTGGAGCGGCATAAGGTGATATTTTCGCAACACTAATTTTCTCCTCTGTATTATAATACGTTGCAGATGATTTAGCTGTTGTGATATTTATTTTTCGTGGTTGGTTGTAATTATCTGTCCAAAATAATAAATCTTCAATTAAATTAATACCTGTAATTAAATGTGATTTACTGAAATTTAAAAATTCCCCTGTAACTAAAGTATGTAATCCACCATCTGATTCTCTCATTATAATTTGACAAATAGATGTTCCTGCTGTAGTATCAGCCCTAGTCATATTTAGTATATTACTATCATCTCCTGTAAAATCAGTGATAAACCAAAACACTCTTTTATTTTTTATATCTGTAAAGTGTCCAATAACTTCTGTATTTGTATTTGCAGTTAACGTTGTGTGGGCTATTTTATTACCTCTTATATTTTCTAAAGCACCGACATCTGAATCCTCAGAGTCATTAATTAAAACGTTCTGTGCGTCGCGGTATTCACCTTTAGGTACAACCCTCTCATCGAGGTCTTTATTCATTTTACCCCCTACAAATAAGTTTTTTATTTCTGCCATTCAATTATGATTTAATATGCTTAGATTTACCTCTCATTATTTGAGCTATCTCCTCAGACTTTAAATTAGATAATCTTATTTTAGCGTTTCTCAAAGCAGCTCTACGATCTTTTCTATATCTATTAATGATATATTCCTGTACATTTACTTTTGTTGATAGTATACTAAACGCTACGTGTTTATACATTGCTTCTTCAGCAAATTTGTGTACCTGCATTTCACCATCGGTTCCAACGCCGTCAGATATATATTTTATAATAATAGTTCTATCTTTTAAATCACTACTAAAATTAATCGTACCGTTAGCTTCATCAATTATAAATACACCATTTGTTGTTGAAAATTCAGGATCCATCCCATATCTAGTTCCTTGGTTTAATATTCTATTTGTGTTGTATTCGCTATTATAATAATATCCATCATCTACAGCTATATTTAAATTTGTTATCGTGCTATCTTTAAAATTTTTATCCTGTATTGATGTTCCAGTAAGCGTTTCTCCATCGCTATTAAATAAGTAGTCGAAATTAGCGTCTTGCAATATAGATTCAGATGGCTTTGATGAATATCTAGCAGGTAAAACTAAATGCTCTACACCAGCGCTATCAATCCATGCAATTTTTACATAATTTACATAATCTTGTGGCATAGGAACACGTAAACTACCACTAACATCAACCTCTTGTATCTTCTCAACTCTAGAGACATCATATGCAAATTCTTGTATACCACGTCTTGCGTGAAATAACACGTCAGATCTTTGAACATTCTTTAATAACTTATCACTTCCTACGTAACCCATTATAAAATTGTTTACAATATCATTTAGTGATATATATCTATAATTACCAAATTTTTCTGTATTAGCAGTTTCTTTAAATAGTAACGTTTTACCAGCTAAAGGAGCTCCGTTTGTTGCTTGTACATTAGCATTAACACCATTACTATTGTGAAAAACAATATTATAACTACCGTCAGCAGACGTATCGCCTGGTGAAGTGTGATTGTAAGAGTAAGTATTTTTGTTTATCTCGATGCCTTCAATAAAAACGGCAATATTAGCTTGTTGTGTTGGCCTTGTGGGAAAATAAACAGTTGTAACACTAAATGTTAGAGTTCCACCGCTACCAGCACCATCTGGCATTGTACTCCAAGTCGTCTGTTGTTGACTGTAATATGATTGCTTTGATGTTGTTCCTAATAATCCTTTGTTTGCCATGTTATTGTTGTTTTGCTACTTCGTTTGATTGTAGTATTTGACTTGTTTGTTGTGTTATATTTGGATCTTTAATGGTCACTCCACAATATGCTAAGATTCCTAATATTAAATTATGTTCTTCTGATTCGTGTAATTCAAAATTTGTTGACCCGTGTGTGTTACCATTATATAAATTGTTAGCAACTAATGTTATTACTAAATTACCACCAGTGGCGCCTATACTTCCATCTGCTTCCATTACAGCATCTGTTACTGTAATTGTATCTCCAGTTGCGTAACCAGATCCAGCAGCTACTACTGTAGCACTTGTTATAGGGTCAGAATTACCTGTTGAAGCAACTTTTACAGTTGCGCCAGTACCGCTACCTGATGTGGTAGTTGCCAGAGCACCCGTGGTACCACTTCCCGCTGCTGTAACGTTACCACTCGGTAAAGTTAGTGTTAAATCAGTAATTAAACCTCCATCCACATATACCCTATCATCGTAAATATTTGTTCCATAAGTGGTGTTAACGGTATATCCCCATCTTGGTACAGTTGGGACTTTTATATATTCTGCTTTAATCGCACCACCAGTCCAAGCGTTGTCACTTAACGCTGGTTCGACAATTATATCGCTAGCTCTTTTATAATATATTGGGAATGTTTCTGATGGACGTGTTAATGGAGAAGACAATAAATATGGAACTTTATCTTTATTTACTTCTTCTAGTTGTATTGTTTGATTACTAATTGATAGATTGATCAATTTGTAAAGATCTGATGGGAGTGAACCAATACCATTTGTTAATGATATGTCACTCGTTTTGTAAAATACATCGATTTTATTTTGAATACCTCTTGGCAAATCGGCGTATCCCTCGTTAGTGCCACCTATGTTTTGCATATTAGTATATTTATTATACTGTGTGAAAGACTGATCTAACAAGCTTAATTGCATTTGCTTACCAATTTTATTAAATTCATCAGGTGTAATATAACCTCTTTGTTCTTTATTTAATATTGATAATACCGACTTATATATTGAATCTATATTCATTGCCATAATTTCTTTTTTATATAGTGTAGTCACCTCAATAGAGATGACTACTCTATAAAGTGATTAATTATTTTAATCTTTTTTCTATGTTTTTATATATTTCTAAACCTTCATCGGTTTTAAAATATGCTGCTAGCGCAGAATACGGGTGTTCATCAAAAGGAACTGTCATAATTTTCCTACCTGTCGAACCCCAAGTAAATGTTCTATTGTCTCCAGAAAGTTGTAATAATCCAGCCTCAACAGCTTTTATACCAAGGTTTCTGATTTCAACATTATCATCATTAACTAATTCTAAAAATAAATTAGGATTTCTTTTAGCAAACACTAAAGTATCTCTCTTTATTTCTTTAGAAGTCATTTTTGAAACAGCACTTCCTTGTTCTACTCTAAGAACTGCTTCCGCATGATCTATATCTAACTTCTGAGCAACATTTAAAGCTTTTATTTCTACCTCTAAATCTACTAACTCATCTTTAGCTATTACTTCAGCATCCCATTCTGTGAAAATAGTGCCTCTCGCTGGATGATATATTGATAGGAATTTTTGTAATATTTGTTTTTCTTTAGGAACAAGTAACCTACCATCTCTAAACATGATATGTTCCATTCTAAGTTCCCCCTTCATTTCATCAACAAAAACGGTTTTTTGATTTTCACAATACTTTATTTCTCTCTCATATCCCTTCTCATCATCAAACCATAATATCCCTTTACCTCTTAATATATAAACTAAAGGTTTCACACCTATTAATTCATATACTCTATCTTTTACTTCCCAACCTTTTTTCGCAGTAGTTGGTTTTGTTTTAACTGCAGTAGGAGTTTCTTCTAAAAAAACTTCCTGTTCTTTCTTCTTTTTTGCCATAATATAATATAATTAAATAAGTTAAAAAAAATAAAAGGCTAGGTGCCGAAGCACCTAACTTTTTATATAATCAAGCTACTATGTTTTAAACAATACAAAATTGTTTGCAGCTTGAGTCACTAAACATCTTTCCGATAAATAGTGTATTTCCATCTTGTCATCACCAGATGTAGAAGCTCCAACAGAACCAGTAACCCAAGATTTCATCTTTCTGTTATCTGTTTCTGAGGCTCTATATCTTACGTGTAAGAATGGTCTCCTGATATTTCTACCCATGTTTTGATCATAAACAGAGCTTGTACCAGCTGGTACTAAAGCACCTGCGATACTAACATCTGCTGTATTAGCTAAATGACCTCTAGTAGAAGCATCGTTTAAGTATTTCCAGTCAGTTTTGTAGAAGTCATAAGAACCTCTTCTAAACCCAGTGAAACCTAAATTTAAAGCCATATCCTCTGAATTATTAAATAATCCATAAGCAGTACCACCATTAGCACCGCTAGAAAGAGCTCCTAATGCATCATCAATGTTAATTGAAGATACTCTATCTAAGAAAAGCGAATTTTCTTCAATAGCACCTTGTCTATCTAACTCTTTTAATAGAGTTGTAAAATCATATAGTACACCTGCTGCTGTTGGAACTGTTCCAACCACATCAAACATATCTGTTGCTACTAGACCTCTAGTTTCAATTGCTGAGAATAAACCTTCAGATCCCTGTACTCCTTGAGTATCAGCGTTATCTTTCACGGTTTCAATCATCGACATTTCAACATAGTCTTCAAATCTTTTTCTAGTATCAGCTTCAGATTTAACGTACCATAAGTATCCATTTTGACCAGCTTCGCCAGAAACTTCAACCCACCCAATTTGGGCAGCATCAGATCCAGAGATTTCAAAGTGATCTTTTATAATCATTGGTCTATTTGAATAACTCTTGAACTTAGGCTCAATAGATTTATCCATTGTTGCCGTTCCTTTCGCAAATTCAGAGCCATAAACAAAGAACTTCGCATTAGTACTAGCGGTATCACTACTTGTTAAAGCAGTTACATCATCAATGTTATCTCCACCATAAGGTTTAAGCGTTAACGCTGATGTTGATGCTTCTGATCCTGCAGTACAAACACATTTTACAATTGCTGTAGCAGCCGAGCTGTTTCCAGTAATTTGAAGAACTACAGTTGCACCTTTTCTAACTGCGTGTGCTTCTGTTGCTCCACTATCTATACCTACAATAGCGCTAACAGCTCCCGTTGCTGCATTAACTGTTGCTTTGTAAGCTAAGTGTAATCTACCTTGTTCTGACCAAATTACTTCGTCAGAAGTCATTGGCTCTTCTGCAGCTAAGAAATCTAAGAAACCACCTATTGAACGGTCTCCATATTTTTCGATTTCAGCTTCATAAAGCTCAGGCAGATATTGAGCCGCCCAACCATTACCTTTAATATCTAGATAATTACTAGATAAAGTCATTTGTTGTGCAGCTGGTGTTACTATACCCGCGGCCGGAACCGAGGTTATTGTTACATTTGCCATAATTTTTAAATTTTAAAGTTTATTAATAGTTTTTAAGTTTTGCTTTAAGTTTTCTACTATCATCGCCACTAATCACTTTATATTTCACCCCACTGGTATCAACAATGCTAGAATCAGTTTTCCTTGGATCCATATTTATATTTTTGGATTCTGCGGTAACTTGTTTAATAGCGTCTGCTTTACCTTGTTGGTAAAAATGACTAGCGATTGCATCAGGGTTTCTTGCTGCAAATAAAGATTTATGATACCCATTAGCATCATCAAGTAAATTATTTTTATTGATGTATTTACCAAAAACATTTAGTACGTTGCTTTGAGCATCTTTATTCGCATCAACATCCTTGACATTATAACGATATTTTTTGTCTTCAACTTCAAATTCAAAACCTTTGAATTCATTATTAAAAACTTCGCTTGTTTTCTTATCGAAGTGTGCCTGTTGCTGTTGCGTTAGTTTTCTAACTTGTTCTTGCTCTTTATTATAGCGATTAAAGAAATCTATAGCCTTTTGTTGCGCTGGAGGTAACTTTGAACCCATTTTCAATTCGTCATAGTATTTACCTTTCATTTGCTCCAAATGATTTCTAGCTTCTGCAACCGCCTCTTTATAAGCAAGTTTTTTGCGTTTAATATTCCTTTCCTCATCAATTTCCTCGTCAACTTTGAAATTATCTTCTATTAAGAAGTTCCTTTCATCTTGAGAAAGATGTGGTTTGGTTTGTTTATAATAGTCATCTAAAAGAGTACTATCATCTACTTTTGAATAATCCGCATTGAGCCTAACGTAGTCTTCAAGCGTTCCACCAGTCTCATTCATAAAGTTTACAACTTTCTGTATGTTCTCTGGTAGGTCCATTCCTGGAGTATTTTCTTGTGTTTCTTTTTTCTCTACTTCCGCTGGATTTTCTTTCTCAACAACGGGAGGTTTAACTTCCTTTTCACTTGAAGTTTCATTAGTTTTGATTTCCTCAAGAACAGGTTGCTTAACCTCTTCTTCCTTAACTTCCTCTTTTTTTCCTTCAGCTTGTTTTTCTTTAACAACCTCAGTGACAATAGGTTCGTTTTTTTCCACTTTTTTATCACTGTCTCCTTTAGTTCCTTCTTCTTCTTTTTGATTAAGTTCATTTAAATCCACTACATAAGTACCATCTTCCTTGAAGTTGTTACTTTTTTCCTTTTTAGGTTGTTTAACTTCTTTTGCTTCTACCTTTTCTTTAGAAACATTTTTATCTACAACCTCTTCGGTTTTTTTTGTTTTTGCTTTTGCCATAATATAATTTTATATAATAATTAATTTTAACGTGGCTCAAATTGCTCTAAGCCAAAACCCCCTAAATTATCAAATCCACTAGATTCGAAATTTTTAGGTGGAGTATCTTTTTTTCTTTGATCAATCATCTCACTTTGTTGAGTTGCTTGTATCTTAGTTCTTTTATCTTTACGATCCTCTTTAAATTTATCCTTCTCATTAATGATATTTAATTCCATTTGTTTTATTTGAGAATTTAACTGAAACTCATGATTCATTAATTCTTTCTTAATCATAGCTTCGGTTTCCATTTTCTTAATATCAAACTCAAGTTGTGCTTGATTAATTTGCACTTCACTTTGCGCTATACCTTGTTGCTTATGTATTTCAGCTTGCGCGGAAGCTTGAGCTGCTTGTGCATTTGATTCAGTTTGCGCTTGAATATTTTCCATTTGCATTTGCCTATCTAACTCTTGTTTTTTACGTCTACGTAATTTTAATAACTGATTAGCTAATTTTAAGTTTCTAATCTCACGGATATCAATAGCATCTTCTAATAATACTTGTTCTTTTTGTAAAGCCATTTGAATATTATTCTCAAGCATTTGCTTTTCTTCTTCATCCGGAGCTAATTCTAAGAATATTCCAAAATCATGTAGATGTAGTTGGCTAACCTCACTTAAAGTTCCAATGTTAAACTTACCTAGTGAATTAATAAATGAATCACGAGTTTTAGAAAATTCTAAAATATCAGATATTCTTAATGATAAACACTCAGCTGTTTGTAATGTTAAATATAAGCCACTTTGCAGTATATGTCTTGTTGCTGTATTTGAATTAGCTGCTGCTAATTTCTGCACGCCAACTAAAGCGTTTTTATCAGGTGTGCTACCGTCTCTAGCTTCATTTAATCCAGTTACATCACGCATCATTTGTAAATAGTAGTTATACGATTGTATTAAACTTGCTATTTTAGCATTACCTGATCCAGAATTTAATTCTTGTATTGGGATTTTACCATTATTAAAATCACCTTCTTGAGTCATAGATCGACCAATAACACTACCAGTTTGGAAATACATGTTTAATGCTTCTTGCGGATTGTAATTAGTACCGTTACCTAAATCTATTTCTGCCATACCATCGGCATCTAAATAAACACCATCTGGAACCATTCTACTTAAAACTTGTTGTAATTTTAAATGCGTTAATTGAATCATATCGGCAAATGTCGACATTCTACCAACTAATGATTCTATTCTACCTTTATATAACCTTGGTGCAACTATACTATAACTCATATGAACTTTAGTTATATCAGATTTCGGCCTTGTCATGTTTTCAGCTAATTTCCACTCAAGAATATCGTCATCTAGCCCAACTATTTTAACACCAGAATACAGTACTTCTATAGCGCGTACCGCAACTTCAAAATTTTCATTTTCACCTGGATTGAAATCCCCATCTTTCTGTATTGATTTCTGTGCACCAGTTGCTGTATTTTTAATCTTATATGCTTGATGGTTAAATGTTTTATATTCATAATACAACACGTCAACACTACCGCTATATTTCTCTTTAGCACCATATGCTCTACTATGTATTTTCTTTGATTCACCAAGCCCCTCAATTCTTTTAACAAAATCAGAACTCATATTGGGGAATTGTTTTTTTAATTCTGAGATATTAACCCTTCTTATTTCACCTACATAATATAAATCATCGAAATATGGTGATTCAGTATAAGAGTATACTAAATCAGAAGGATCAACGTAATCTATTTTTACTCCTTCAGCTGTATTAAATGATGTTTTTACTGCAGCTATTCCTAAAACAGCAATATCATAATCTAATCTTTTTTTAATTAAATCCCATTTGTTTAAATCAAATAAATTGTTTAAAGCTTCTTCTTGAGCAATCTCAATAGACTGCTTATAATCCAGTTGCATATGTAAAGAAAGTTCTTCATCACTTTCTGGTAATGATTGTGGTGAGTTATTAAACGTGTTGATATTTTGATTATCTAATACCGCTTGTTTGAAAGTTTGAAGTCTCATATCATCGAGCACACCTTCAACGTATTGTGTACGTTCACTTAACGCTGCTGGATCTTGTGCGTAAGATTTTATTTCATATGTTCTCTCGGCTATACCATTAACTACTATGTCTACAAATTTAGGTATAATTGGAACAGGTTTCCAATCTAAATTTAAATAACTTAAATCACCGTTAATTGATAACTCGTCTTTATATTTTTGTATTGATTGTTCCCCTCTAGCATACAATCTAAGTTTATGGAAGTTTTCATTCATCGTGTAGTATTTTTGACTACCGGAATCTCTCTTAAACCATTCGCTTTCTATTGCTTTTCCAACCTGCAAGCCGTGTTCTATTGTAGACTTCTCTAAATCACTAACTGCTTGACTAGGAAAACCGTTTTTTGATTCTTTGTTTATCATTTGTTATTCTATAATTTTAGATCTTGTACCGCTATTTTTATATTTAGCAATATTAATATTTACTTGTTCCTTTTGTATATTTGCGTTTGGTTTATATAAATGTCTATTACACGCCATTATAGCTAAACCCGAGCTAATTGTAGCATCAAATTTTGTTCTTTTGTTTATATCAAATCTAGACCAATCATTTAAAGTTTTATTAAAATATATGTCACCGTGTAAGCCATCGGGTTTTATTCCAACGTGGTTTTGTATATACATTTCTATTGCGGATGCGTGAGCTTGCTTTATATCCTCACTTGTGTTTGGAATTCCACCTATTTCCTTTTCAGTAACCGATAATTTATTCCAAATTTTATCAGGTCTATTCATTGAGTAACCTCTATATCCACGCCTTCTTAAGTAATACAATAAACGTGGTTTGTTATTTTCCGCGAGTATTGGCATTCCATAAAATACCAATGCCATTAAAATGTCTTCAAAAAATATCTCAGCGGTTTGCGGTCTAGCTACGTACTCTAAAAAAAACTTATTAGATGGGCAATCTTCCATACTAAACTTTGTTAAACCATGCAACGCTCCTTTAGATCCTTGGCCATCAACGGTTCCTGATATGTCATAACTATCACAACCAAAAGCCCCTATATGTTCATTGGCTGGGTATTTTATGCCGTTTTTAATCACAATTTTATTTTGTAGATTTACAGGTGGAACCCAAGATATATTAAATCTACCTTTTAAATCAGGATAAAATATTACTTGAGTATCTTTTACTCCATTAATCCACTGAAAATTACCAGTGGATACCTGTGAATCACTCCGTGTCTCTTCGTTATAATCAATTTGCTCATATATTTTAGCTAAATTAAATATACTATTTTTAGTTTCATCCCTAAACGCGTGCTCTTCAGATCGTGGAAATTGTCTGTAAAATTCATTTAAAGCGTCTGGATCATTTTTTAACCCATCAACTTCATTATCCCAATGGTCTATAACACCCGTGTCTATTAACTCACCGTAGTAATCGTAAGTTGGATCTGATGGGGTATTGAATACAGGCATACCATACCTATCCATAAAACCTTCATAATTCCATTCCATTGGTATAAACAAACTATATAATCCAGATTTAGTTTGTCCATTTTTATTTCTTTTTGTTACGTTAGAATCTTTAAATAATTTCTTAAAATTATCTCCACCTTTATCTAATGCGTTTGATGTACTTCCCATCATACATTTCCCAATAACCCTACTACCCAATCGTAAACATGTTTTTGTTACTCTCCAATTGTTTAGTATATTATCAGGTCTCTCCCACTTGCCACTTTCATCATGTACTAGTAAATTTAGTTTTTCTCCATCATAACTGTTATCACCAGTGTTTTTCCAATCAATAGTAGTATCTAAACCTACAATTTCTTCAATTTGCTCATTCGTCTGAAGTTTCTTTCTAGTAAACTTTTGAGCCGGAACCCTATACGCAAGTTCGCTTTTTGGTCTATCCATCCCGTCTTGAATCGGTTTAAAGAAAAACGGATAATTAACTGAAATTGGTACAACCTTATCAGTAAACATCTTTTTAGAGTCCCAACCAGTCTTTGATAGTATACCAAATCTTGCGTCACTCGAGATAGTAGCAGCGTTAACTGTTTCCGCACTTGCCATAAACGAGAAACCAGATCGTCTATTTTTAAGGTAACATATTCCATAAGCACGTTTATCTGCTTTACAAGCTTCCCAAAATAAATAGAATAATCTATTTGATTCTCTAAATTCAGGAGCACCCACGTCAATTTTTGACCACTGAAGATACATATAGTGAGTACCGGTAATGTAAGTAGGCTTACCATTATTATTAAACCAAAAACCATTCTCTCTACGATTAAACTCTTCATTGATATAATCAAACCATTTATCTTTATGTTCATTTGGGTAATCTCTCCAGTCAAAAATGGTTTTAATGTTTTTTAATGCTTTTGGATATTCAAACTGTTCCCAATGTTGTTCTTTTTTCTTTTTGGATCTACTATAAACTTTAGTAGCAGGTGGTAAAGCTATTTTAAAATTCTGAATTTCATATATTTCACCTATTTGCCCTGTCTTACTTACAACTACAATATCATGTTCTTTATTGTAACCATATTTCCATTTCTTTGCTTTATTAAGCCTTTTTAATGTATTGATTCTTATAGGCTCAACAATTTTATATAAAGTTTGTTTATACATTATTTAGATCTTCTTTCTGCAAACCCTCCAAAAGATGTATCTTTATTTTCTAAGGGTTTATTATTTAATATAGCCTCTTCTTCTTGAATTCTAGTTAGTATTTCAAAAGCATCGAATATAGCTAATTTCTTTGTAGCTGCTGCATTTTTTAATCTGTCTGCAGAAACATCATCTTCTGAATCAACAATTTTTTCTTTTGCTACTTTTATTAATTCATCAACTGCCTTGTAACCAGCTTGGATTATATTCTTCTTCTTTTCCTTGATATTCATATTTAATTGAAATTTCACTTGTAAAAACCCTATATAATCTTTCACCATCTATAATGAATTCATATTCACTGCTTGGTGTAAAACCCACTAAATCTCCCACTTGAATATTAGGTAAACTAGTGTTAGTGTATTTCATAATACCCATATAAGGTTGTTCCTTATCAATAAGTAATTTATTGTTAGATTTAATTGGTTTAATAAAACAATAGTCTTTCATAGCCTGCCAGTCCCGATCCTTTGCGTGTTTTTTTTTGTACGCAAATATCTGATCATCCCTTATAGCGTACATATCTTTTTTGATATAGTTACTACTATTCTGCTCTTTACCATGAGCATTATGCCATCTTCTAAATACATTATGGTGAACAACAACCGCATCGCCAACCTTTACATCAGTTTTTACTAAAATTGGTAAAGCTAAAACCTCAGCCGTTCTATTAACATACTGATGATTAAAAATTTCAGTGTTAATTATTAATTCTTTATCACCAATTTGTTTTTTATTATTGTATCTCCCGCCTATTGGTTTAATAATAAAATCATAAAGACTACGCATTAATACTCTAAATTATATTCTACAGATACTGCCATATTTTTGTTAAAATCTTTCCAAGGTAATACCTCGTTATTCTTTTTAATATAAATACTGTATTTAGTATCTTCTTCTATTATATCGCAAATAGTATGCCCGCCGTAGACCTCTTGACCAACGGCGTAATGCATAGCTTCATTTTTATAATCTTTACCAATACTTATCTTACGTATTAGCTTGCTCATCAGCTTCAGGTATTTCCTGCATTGTACCGTCTTGTATATTAATACTTACTTTACCATACTCTTCTTCCATTTTATCTTGGAAATCCTTCAATTGTTTTTGAAGTTGAGGTATGGCATGTACAACACCGTGTTTTTGAGATTCAAGTTGACCCAATTGTAATTGAGCTGCATTGATTCTGTTTACGTGTCTCTGAAGTTCAGTTAACTGCTCGTCAGTGATTTTTTCTACTTTTTTATTCATAATTAATTAAATTTTAGTTAAAATTGTTCTTTATTACTATTACACAAATAATAGTATTCTTAATAACCTATTGTCATAGTCTACTAAGCGTCTGCCATGCTTTTATAAGTATCAACAGTTTTAGCTGCAACATAAGCCTGTTTTACAGGATTTTTTGCACTATCTTTAAGATCCATATCAAATGACCCACTGACTGAACAGATTTGGTTATTTGGATTTGCATCTCTAGCTGCTTTATCTTTATAAACATTTGCGTGCCAATTTCCAACTGTAGTTTGTACCCATCTAGTATCATCTACTTGAGGGGTTTTTACTGTACCATCAGAATTGAACACAGCTGCAGTCTTTACGTAATTCTCAGAACTGCTATTACAACTCCAATTTACACTTGATATTTTTACATACGCATCACTTACAGTGATACCTTTGTAATCATAACTTCCTTTTAATGCCATGTTTTTAAATTTAAAATGTTAAACAAATTAGCTGTTGCCAGCTAAATATCTTATTACACCTTTATCGTGTATTTTACTTTGTTGGTTCCACAATCACCTTACCATCAGAATCAGTCCAATCAGTATCTTTCATATGCTGATCTTGTCTTTCACCAACTACCATCCAAGATATTGTTGCTGTTGATGATGCGTTCTGAGATTCAATGGTTAATTTATTTCCTACCACGTTACCTTTTACTAAATCCCAATTTGATTCATTTGTTGTAAAGCATTGTACATTAGTATTTAGTAATACAAATGTTCCTTCTGTCATACTAGAAACTGTATCAATATTTATTTCAGCTTTACCATCTACTAAATCTACTTTACCTCTGTATATTAAATCAGCTTGTGGACCTTCAATAAATGAATGTACTAAATGATGTGTACTTCTTTTCGATGCTAATGGGTGATCTATTTTAAATGAACCACTACCTTTGGATAATGCGTTTGTGAAAGCCGCACTACCACTAGCGTTAAGTTGTAATATTTTATTACCATCAGTCCAAAATGACATTGCATTAGTAGTTTTTAATGACATATTTGCACTACTTGCATTGTTGTTTATATTTAAAACTCCAGTACCATTTTCTATATAAGTATTACCACTTTGATGTGATATTTTTAAATCTTGACTATCTCCCCAACAAGCAACACTATCATCTGGGAATGTGGTATAACAAAGACCACCACTTGCCGCTATACTACCATCTAAGAAGAAATAAGTTCTTACACCACCAGCTCCATCATCACATTTAAATATTACATCTTTATCGTTTCCTCCGTTTTGTATGATTAAATCTCCAGAATTTTGTGTGTTAGAAACATAACTATCTGTTCCATCATGATACAATTGAAGATCATTACTTGTGCCTATATATAAATATTTACTATCTGCTAAACTTATATCACCTGCAAAAGTTGCATTACCATCGTTAGTAAAGTATAGTTGAGCTGTTCCAGCTGTATTTGGATCACCACCTGCTGAATTAGATTTATAAATACCAAAATCACCAGCGGCCGTTTTTGTTGTAACAAGACCCCAGTTGTGTACTGAACCACTACCTAAAAACTTAAGTGTACCTACATCTGCACTGTCTATTGTAATTCCACCACCACTAGTAACATCTGCTTCTATATTCCCTGCAAAAGTTGCATTTGATGAACTATCTAACGTAAGACCAGAACCACTCGAACCTGCTAAAACTAAATCAGATTGATTTGGAGATTGTCTCATTACTAACTTAATTGGTGCTGTTACACCATTAGATTGAAGACTGATAAATTCTACTGTTCCAGCTGCATTACCATAATTCATTACTAAACCAGCGCCGTGGACAAACGAAGTTATATTAACTCTTTTAGCGGTTAATGCATTAGAACCCACCGTAAGATCACCTGCAAAAGTTGCGTTGTTTGAATGGTCCAGTGTAAGACCTGCTGAATTAACACCTATTTCTAAAACAGCACTTGATGCTGTATCAGCAGTAGGTATTCTAAATTGTATTAAGCCATCTGCTAAAGTTCCTTTATAATCTTCAAGTTGTAATCTTGTTATTCTATTTGTTGTATTTTGACCTCTTAATCTTAATATTGCATTATTACTAGCTCCTTGGTCTGTACGCATAACCACTTCACCTGCAAAAGTTGCATTACTAGAAGTATCTAATGTTAATATATCGGAATTTTCAAAAACACCATATGATATTTTAAATTTATCTGAATCACTATTATCAATACCCATTGAATACGTATCTCCATCTATATTAAATTGTAATAAAGAATCTCCAGTTGTAGCGTGTATATCTACACTTCCTGCAAAAGTTGCATTACCAACTTG